GAATTGTCCTGAAGTCCGCGAAGAATTCCATTCTATCAAGATTACTTTGACTGATTGTGGTGGTTGTATTACAAGCGGCGTATCAGGATCACTCCAGCGGGTGCCGAGTCAGATTTTGACAATTACTTCAAAAAGTGGTGATGGTAAGCTTGTGAGAGACTACATAAAAGATACAAAAGAGGACGTTAAGCAATATAAAAAAGAATTGGCCTCGAAGGGAGTCCCCGGTGTTAAATAATATTTATTTTGTTTACTCGCTGGCGTTTGTCTTGACAGCCATTGTGCTTTTGCTTGTTTGGTACTGTAAGCAACTTATTAGCCGTATACGAATGATTGTCGATGACGTCTCTGATTTGAGGTCGATTAGTACCGCTTACACGGCTCACCTTAAGCAAGTATACGAGTTGGAAACGTTTTACGGAGACCCCACTTTATCTGAATTGCTTAAGCACTCAAAACAGATGGATGAGGTTTTTAGGACGTTCGAGTTCTCTAACTCGCTGCCTCTCACCGACGACGAGTTTGAAGAGCCTTTACACGAATTGGAACAATATGGAAAAGAAAAAGAAGAAGCGGAATTCTAATCACTATTTCACAAAAGTGCATGAGAATGCTATTGTGGAATATGTGGCCTCTGATGACCTCGACCGGCGCGAGGAACTATATCGAGAGTACATAGGACCAGCCTTTGACGAGTTAGTTGATAAGATTGTATATACGTATAAATTTACAACTCTTCCGAACATCGATTCGTTGAGAGACGAATGCAAGATTTGGTTAACCACCATATTGGAGAAGTACGATCAAAGCAAAGGCTCAAAAGCCTTTTCATATTTCAGTGTTGTCACCAAGAACTGGTTCATTCATAAGGTCAAGAAGAACTCTGTCCAAGTCCGGAGGGAGATTTACTATGATGATCTCAACAAAGACTTGGAATCCAAATATGTTATGACCGATGAATCCTATGTGAAAAGTAGGGAGTCGGGAGAGTTTTGGAAATTCTTATATGAAGAGATAAACTCTTGGAATTCAAATAACATGAAAACGAATGAAGAGAAAGTTTATAAGGCCGTGATGGTTCTTTTTGAGAGTACTAATGATATCGAAATTTTTAATAAAAAAGCTATTTATCTGTACATAAGAGAGTTAACCGGTCTCAATACGAAACAGGTTGTCAACAATTTAAACAAGATGAGGTTTAGATACAGAACATGGAAGATAAAATGGAACAAGGGCGAGATCTAGGTGACTTAGAAAAGCACTTAGCGGATGCCGTAAAAAATATAAACTCTGATCGCGCCGTGACAAATTCGTTGTTGGCCGATGTTGTGATTCTATTAAAGAGGAACGAAATGAACCACAAGGAGATGGGCACTATTGCGGCAAAATATGTGGAAACCCTACAAAGGTCAAATGAGCAGTTGGTCAAGGTGTGTACTATTCTGCATAAACAGGGATCCTCCCCAGCCGCCTTGTCGGAAACAGACAAAGACGAACTGTTTGACATGATACAGGGGTCAAAATAGGGTGGCAGTCGATGACGAGGTAGCAAGGATTCTGAGTACGTGTGCCGAGCGTCCATTGATACCCGACCGAACACTGGATCCTCGCACTACTGGATTTTTGCAGGAAAGTGTGCACACAACTATTGACGCAATCCAAAGCAATGCTGATATAGATGTTTCGGGCCCCCAAATGGCAAAAATTTGTTACTCACTCTTTCCTAGCGACAACGGGGGAAGTTTTCTTGGCTGGGTTGAGGACTTTTTTGGCGCCCGCTTCGGGGACCTACAAACCGTCATCGCATATGTGCCGATGGTTCACTCTTGTATTCCCGATCCGTTCTCCGTAGCTGCCCAGAGGAATATAGAAGTGCACCGAACCAACCCGGAGTGGGTTTCTCTTGTCAATACGCTGTTGCCTGACTCTTCTGCCAAGTTTACCGCAGCCTCCTCAGTCCAATTTGGGGCTACAGATCTCGACCCGGGACAATGGGCTTGGGTCGAATATATTGATTCTGTGAACATGACGAACGGTGTTTTACTTGAATCAGTTGAATCTACTGCAGATCTCGAAGGTGCTGCTCCCCCCCGCACGAGGGCCGAATTCGAAGCCGGTAATCCCACGACTCCTCAAGATCCCGCAGCAGCCGGCGACTACGCGGCTGCCAACATGAAATATTTTGGTATGCAGAAATATCAATCCAGATTGAAACGCAAAGCATATGACATGATCATCCTGCACGACGGCGGCCGCTGGTCTTTCATGGGGAAGGACAAATCCGGAGGACAACTCAAGTCGGGCCCGGCCTCGGTGGCGAGTCTTATTGGGCATTTTAACTTGAAAAAACTCTCTTCCCATTACTTTATCGATGGAGACGGCACCATCTATCAGTTGATGGCGGAGTCAACCGCGGGGAGGCATGCCGGCGCCGCGAAGCCGGCTATCAAGGCCCCAAACACTAGATCGATAGGTATAGAGTTAAGAAATGTGCACATCTCCCCCGAGAAGAAAACGATAACCACAGCCGGCGGAAAGAAGAAGAAGAAAATACCACACCCAGAAGGGAAAAATGGAAAGTATACCGATGCGCAATATGACGCCCTCAATCTTTTGATTGAGGATATATCTGCGAGAAGGGGTATCCCCCGCGACGATAAGCACATACTTGCACATTTTGAAGTAGTAAAGGGACACCACAACGATCCGCTGCCAGACTTTAAGTGGCTCCGTGTCAACAACCTTCAATACGATCACCGAGAGCACAATGGGCCCAGAATGGCTTCCTTGATTAAAAGTAGCGACACGAAGACGACGTGAGTTCGATACAGGAGTTGAGATAAAATGGCAGTTGATGACAAAATAGCGAAGATTTTAGATACTAGCGCCACGCGTCCAATGATCCCAAATCGGACATTAGATCCTCGCACCACTGGATTTTTAGGCGGAAGTGTGCATACAACTATTGACAAGATTGAAAAAAATGCCAATATAGACATTCGCGGCCGCCAATTGGCAAAAGTTTGTTACGAACTTTCCTCAGATGCTGATAATGGAAGCTTCTTGGGTTGGGCAGGTAGTTTTTTTGGTGCTAGTGCGCCCGCCTTGACGTCTGCCATTGTATATGTGCCGATAGTTCATTCTGGGATCCCGGATCCATGGATAGTTGCCGACCAGAGGGATATAACGATTAATCAGGTTGATCCCGATTGGCAGGCTCTCGTTGATACGTTGCTACCCGACTCTTCTGCCAAAGTTACGGTTGCCTCTTCGGCTGGAATCAGGGTTGGTGAACTCACCCCGGGCGATTGGGTTTGGATAAAATACGTTGATTCGGTGAATGCAACGAATGGTATTTTGCTTGAACCTGTGTCAGCAAAGCCTAACTCCTCCGCCCCGGGATCCCGCCTAGGCCCTACTACACGCGCAGCGACCCCTGCCGCCCCACATGGTGACCCCGGCGCCCTAAATACTGTGCTTGAAACCTTTCAGTCACGCGACACAACTGTTACTTTGAAAGAGGGCGCCCCGTTCACAGAAAATCGAGTTCGTCGGAACGCGTTTGGTGCCCTTCCTTCAGATTCTCCCCTGTTAGTACCGATTCCAAGTGTTGGCACCACGAGAAAGGTGCATACCTTGGTGGCCAAGAGGTTGGAAGCAATGAATCGGGCCTGGGTTGCTGCCAACCCGGGAAAGGCTCCCTTTAAAGCCGCCTCCGGCTGGCGTCGTCACAAATGGAGAAGCTACAAGCAGTATGTTGACAGGATGGAAGCACCTCCACCAAGGGGTTACGGCAGTCTTCGTGAGGGGCGCAAGTGGATGGCATACGCGTCTCCGCATGAAACAGGGCTGGCTATTGATTTTGGTAACAATGGGCTGACCCCAAAAAAGGCTCAAATTTCAAGAATGTTGAGGGAGCCGGCCTATCGCTGGTTACAGCACAACGCCTATAAATACGGGTTTTCTCCATATGGCAATGAGCCATGGCACTGGGAAGTGCAAATGCCTCGCGATAATTGGAACTCTGGCGAAGAGTTCACAAGTGATTTATCTGTGTATGTTGAAGAAAAAAGTAATGAGACTCAAAGATTAACGCGCAACGTAATTTTTGCAAAAGAGGTTTTTGCATAAGAGGGATGTATGGCAGATAAAAGACCAGCCGTAAATAGAAGAGGGATTGGTAAAAAAGCTACTGAGGCTCTTGAACGCGCAAACCCAGGCCAGCGCGCCAACGTTTTAGGCATAGGGGGTGATAAATCCCTTGAGCCAATTCCAAAGTTTATTCAAGCTTCAAGCGAAAACGTTTTAACAAACGGGCAGAATTCTTGGATCGTCTTGGGCCGAGACAGGCCCGCCAATCTTGTTTCTGGCCATGGCGGATCTGGTGACACTGGCGCAGCAAGCATCGACTTGGTTGTCGGTCGCTTGTCAGCGAACCCGATAGCCAAAACTAAAGACGATGAAGACATCTATGTTGATCCTGACTTCAAAAGAGACGCTGCTCGGATATATCTCAGCCAGTTAACAGATATCGACAAGAACTTTGACTTGGAGAAATATGCCCGAGGCAGCGGCAATTTGGAAAATCGATCTGGCGTTGGTATAAAAGCCGATGGAGTGAGAATCGTGGGAAGAGAGGGGGTTAAAATCGTTTCTGGAGGGGATCCGATCAATTCGCAAAATGCAAAAATTAGCGAATTAGTAGGGATAGATTTAATTGTTTACGGACAAGACTACTTACTACAACCTCTTGTTAAAGGTGAAAATTTAATGGGGTGCCTCGAATCTTTATCGGAAGAAGTGGATAAGTTGGCTGCTGTTGTCAAGGGTATGTTAACCGCGCAGACAAAATTGAATAAGGCTTTTGTTCAGCATTTTCATCAATCACCCTTTTTCGAGATGCCAACCACCACATCGATTGTTGCTGAGATAGTGGGCCCTCGTACTCTTACGGCACATGCAGAGATCACGTCGCCAGACATCGATACCGTAAGGAAGAGCTTAGGCAAGTGGAGGGAAAAATACCTAACGGATGTTCGAAGTTATGACTACATTTGCAGTCGGCACAACAACACCACCTAATTATGACTCAAAGAATACGAAGACCCTCAAGAGCGCTTAGCACTAGGCTCTCTATTCCAGATTGGCGGGATTTGAATGAGGATCAGCCTTTCTATGATTCTGTCACGAACCAATATTGCATTGTAGTTGCAACTGATGCGACTTTTGCAAGCGAAGAGGTAATCCGCGAAGGACGCCCGGCAGCTTTGGGTAAAGGTGTCCAAAACCTTTATAAATTTTACAACAAAGACATTGGCTCTGGTTATGGTCCTGCCGCTGTGTTACAAACGGCCCGGGCCACGAAATATCACTTAGACTCTAGGCCTTGTTCCACACTTAGGTTCCTAGTTTGTGTTAACGCCGATCTTTGGGATTCTATTCCGCACAACCCGGATCGATACCTCCTTCCGGTACCTAAAGCTCCGATCGCTTCTGTGGTAAATTATAATTTATCTACTCTACAAAGTTTGTTGAATTCAACAGCAGAAAAGTTGGATGAATATTCTGGTGAAATAAGCAGTCATCAAGACGGAAATGTAAGTCCCGACTTAAACCTCGCCCGTGAGGCTAAGCGTCTCCGCGCTGTTTACCCTAATTTGCAGAAGATGCTCTTGTTCAACAACATAGAGATTCTACCTGGCGGCCAAGTGTTGCAACTTAGTTTTACAGAAGATTATACTTTAGACAGTATAGGTATACGAGGAGAGGGCCCTCCTAACAATATAGCTCGGAAATTAAATATAGGTTTTGCGAGTTTTAATCGCACTTTCCCGATGAAGTTTGTGAGGACTCGAAGGTACGTCGCGACTTTAAAACAAATGAAAGAAGCGTTTGAGTGTCCCACCCCACCGCCATGGTATGAGTTCATCACCGAGTATTCCCACAAATCAGCTTATGTTATTGACCGTTTCTCAAACTCACGCCGCGGCCGAGAAATAATAGGGGATGTCAAAAAGATCTTCAAGGATGCAAAGACAGTTAAAACGGCTGATGAGGCAAGGGAGGACCAGCGCGCCTTAACTGCCGAGAGAAAAATAAAAGCTGCTGACAAAAGAAAAGAGGAAACCAACTTTGTAGGAAATCTCCTTCTGTCCGCCGGCGCCACCAAAGAGGTGATGGACTCTATCAGCACCTCAAAAGAAGCGTATGATAAGATATTAAATAAAGTTGATATGAAATATCTGGCAGGTGTCGGAATGCGCATGTTGACATCGGAAACTTTTCAAGAGGACTTCAACAAGGCACTGTTCGAGGCCTCCCTCACAGTTCTAGATTATATTGAGTTGAATCAGGTGGCCACCGAGTGTATAGACCCGAGCATCCTCGCCGATTCCGGCGCGTTTGACGATGTGGATAGCAGTTGCCCCGAAGACGTTACTGCCGCCGCCTCCAAGATTGCACAACTAGTCGCAGACGGTCATGCGGATAACGAATGCATGGGTCGCGCTCTTGAGAAAGTGTGCCCCACTCCTGCGCGCCTGTTTGGTTGGCGAGGCCATGTTGAGAATTTCCTAGAAAAGAATACTAGCACCTTTTTGGCCTACGATCGGGAAAACTTGTGCCCAGAACCCAAAAAGGATGGCGAAGATTCTCCGTGGGAGATCCCAACCATAAAGTTCCCAACACTCCCCTCCATTACGGACGTCAGCGTGGGAATTTGGGATAGCTTTCTCAAAGCTTTAAGACTTACAACGGACGAGTTAGTCGTTGGAACTATTAAAGAAATTTTAGCACTTCTGCTGAAAAACTTTGAAAATATACTTTGTAACTGGAGCGATCTAAGAAGTTTTGGAAAGGATAGGGTGCAGAGTATCTGGGAGGATTCTAAGCAAGTTCCTGTCGACCAGTTTAAAAGTGCTTTATATGACTGGGGAATTGATGCTGAAGCTCTTCTCAATCCAGCAAAACCAGGCACGTCGCCGGCCGAACATATAACCAATTTCATGGACGAGGTTAGTCAGTGTCTCAACCCTGGTGAACTTCGGGCTGCCCTCTCTGGCGAAGAGCTTGGCAAGAATTCAGAAGTTATCGAACGAGCCGCCGGAGAACATTTAGTTGGTCTAGATCCAAGCGATGCTATGGATGTCCTCGCTCATTCGGCGCGCAATGCAGACTTACGCAATTTAGATGAACGCACTCGCTTTGACGTGGGACAGTATGTTTGTGACGAAATCAACGCTCTAAAATTTGAAGAAAATTTTAGAAATTCATATGCAGATCGAGCTACTCCTGAAGAAATAGAAAGGATGTTAGCGGCTGAGAGGCGGATTACTGCTGAAAAACTTCGCAATCTAGCGTCCTTGATGAACTCTCCTTACGATCAGATGTTCACCGATTGTGGTGTAGCTGCCACTCCACCACAAGATCCTTCGAACTCTTTCATGACCAATGCGGCTGTTGATTCACAGTTTGCCGGAATAGACAATAGTTTCAGCCAAGAGCTTTCTTCTTTCCCGCGATTGTTAACGGTACAAGAGTCTAGGCTAGCACAGAAGGGGGACCCTCAATATCAATTCATTTTTCACAACCTTAGCGCCTTCGCCGATGGTGCGACCGACGCCCGTATTCATGAGATGACCAGAGAGCAGATTGCTGCCGACGAAACCCCAGATTCCACTGTGGTTTACAGCGCAGTCCTCCCGGGTTTACAAAGGTCTCTTTCAAATGTAACCTCCTCAGATGAAACTCCTACCCTATCAGTCATCCCTGCTCACCCTGCTGACATGGGGCACCATGGTCCAGTCGTTGATTTTAAATTTGTGTCTTTCGCCGGCGCAGATTCAAGCACATTGGGATCGATGTCCTACACTACTTACGCTGTTGCCCCTGCGGATTCACCTCGCCCGGTCCCGAATATAAACTTTTATCAAAAGAGATATATGGCACAAATACCAATGCGGATTGGTTCAGATGGGATCGACCGAGATGACATATCGACAGTTATAGTTTCTAGCAACAATGTGAGCGACTTTCCAGTCCTTGACGAAGGGTTGATCCAACATTTGGAACAAAATCGTTCCGAATTTCTTAAAGATTCTGCGGGTCCCCTCTGGCGCACGCCGCAGCAATTGATGTTTTCAAACTATATTGCTAGTTCTATCGCTTCTACCTTTGATATCCCGATGTCAAACTTGGTTCTTCCCGGCGAGCCCGCCGCCAACGTGGTCGGGCGCGCCTCTGATGGTGCTAGCTCTTTGTACATCAACTCTTTAACAACTCAACTTGATCTCATAGCAAGCCTTATCGCCTCGTCACCGTTGTTTGAAGTTCACCAAGAATCACCCCTTAAGGGTCTATTTGATATTTATTTGAACCAGAGTATTACGTGTCCCCCGGGCACCCAAAGTCACGATAATATAATGAGAACAGGTTATGAGAAAAAACAGACTGAACTAAAATATAGTCAAATAATAAAAGAAAGGGAGGCTATGATTGCCCGAAATCCAGACGCGGAACTCCCCAAGGCGCGCCCTCTTCAGGAGGCAAGCATACCGTCTATTTTGAGAAGTATTGTTAGAATTCACGTCGCAGATATTGCTGTTCGAAACATATTTGCACTATCCATGTTCAAGGGAAGTAGCGCTATATTCAAAGATAACATATTGCTGAAATATACAAAAGATTACACAATAGCCAGCTTGAAGGAGTTCATCAATTTCAATGTTGCGGCTTTCGCGAAGTTGGGCCCCTCCGACGATCCTGTTCGGAATTTTGAAGACCAACTGATAAAATCAGGTCTTGGAAATTTGGAGGACGTCATTGTTGAGGTCTCTTCCGGCGTTTTTGAAGAAATTGGTAAAACCATGAGTCGCGAAATTCCAGATGAAAGCCGCCCGCCTCTAATGCAAGCGCTCGGGGATTCGATTGGGATCGCCCCGGTACCAGAGTCAACACTACTTGGGGTCGGGGACGCAGGCGTTACGTTTCCATTCCGTCCTTCGACCCAACGCCCAGTTCTTGATCCGACAGACCCTGATGCTGGTGCATACCTCAGAAACGAAACGCACTATTGGGGAGCGTCCAACTCGACGATGCCCATGGCCCCCGAGCACGCCCAGTTCGCCGGCCGGCACGCCAAAAGAATACTTTTATCGTCCCCTCGCACCTCTGACCCCGAGCACGGCGATATTGTCCACGATCCAAACCTCGGCGCCCCGGAGGACATGGACAACTGGGTACGTGTTCAGTTGGGTCCGAAGTACGACGTCCCAGCCCTTAACCCTCGGTTTCAACATCTAGATGGAGGCCACTTTGTTTTCGAATATTTCATTGAGTATGAACCTTTACGCGGCGATGATGTACCACATAACGATATATTCCTGACGATGTTCGAAGGCAATTTGCAGAATTGGGAGTATTCTACAAAGCAAGTAGAAAACCTTGAAGCCTTTAAAGAATATTTTAGGAGCGCAGTAAGAGTCTTTGTTGAATCGGAATACTTGCACCAATTTCGAGGCATCCAGGGCGACGACGACGAGGGCGCGCCAATTTGGCTTCAATCACCTATCAAAGGTTACGCTCAAGCGGCTCACATGGACCCCTCCTTCCCGGCCCGCCTGCGACGAGACGGCCTCGCCGGCGACGGCAGCACCCCCATCACGCCGAAGGCTAAAGAGAAACTGTGGCGCGAGAACAACCCGGATAGCGACACTCCTCCTGACAATGTTTTCACCCCAGGTTCTGACGCCCTTGCGATCGCCGCGGCCCCATCGGCCGGCTCGACTGCGATCGAGATAGAGAGAGTGTTCTTCACCCCAGTCATTTCCGACCTACGCGTCTGGGACACTGTCCGCCGGCGCCGCGCCGAAAACTACAGGTATGTCCGCGGCCAACTGGATGCTGTGGCCCAGTTCGGACAAAGGAAACTTAGCGAATATTTTGCAAGTTTGAAATACGGAGTCCGGTTAACATATGTGATTCCAAGAAACGTGGATGAGGTGTTCCCCGAGATGTTCGTCTCTGACCTCCCGGGCCAGGAGTGGCGCGAGTGGGATACTGTCGTCGAGGGAATAGCCAATCTCAATGGCGTCGACCCCAACGACCCCGATGTTGATGACCACAGGTTTAGTGACCTTGCTGAAATTAAAAAAGCCTATAAGATAAAAATTCAAACTAACATGCGCCCAGCCGACGAGCGGAATGAAGGGGACTCTACAGAAATCTTCCCTCACCAAACCATGTGTACAATACCTGTACTAGAAGAGACAGTGGATATACTAACTAAGGATCCTGGAATAACGATTGCTAATTTTTATGGCTCTGAAGCCCTGAGGCCCGGGGAGGATTGGAGTGTCGAAGCCGGCTTCGGCGGCTGGTCTCGCCAAAGGATATTCAACCCAAATATAACGAGGCTAAAAGAGAGACTTATTCGCAACAATCCAGATTTTCAAATCTTGTTTGATTTCGCATTAGGAAGTTCAAGATTAACTTCTTTGTTAGCTATTTACTGTATGCAAACTGGGACGTTTACAAACAAGTCTCTTGATAGCGCGTTTTTTAGAACCAAACAATCATTGATTGCTGCAATGTTCGCCGCACAACCAGATCTCCCGATAGAGGAGTTCTATAAATATGAGGATCCAAACTTGGCTGCCGTTGGTGGTCCGCAGGGCCTTCTTAAGAATCAAAATAGATTTGCTTCGACATCTGGCCAAAGTGGAAATGCGGCCGCCAAGACGGTCCCCTTCATTATCAAGGGCCTCGCAGAATATCAGGATCCATCCTACGCATATGCCGCGGCACTTGACAAGATTGGACTCCTCCCTGGCGGCCTAGGGCCCACCGCCTTGGCCGTTGCGGCACCAGCTAACATGATACTAGGGAGCCCCCTCCCACCAGTCACCAATTTGGGCCTTTCAGCATACGCGTTAGGGAAACTTCCTGGTGAAAATGTCCCGTATAGCGAGAGGACATCCGGCGCCCAAGGCATGCCGCCTCCATCCGCCGCGTCTGAAAGCAACAAGTGTGGAGAAGTTGTTCCCGAGGAAGACGAATAATGGCGAGTTCTATAATTGGAATTTCACCTAAATTGCCCGCTCGCCGAGCAGGCAAAAGTGGGTTCCTGATGAACACCACATATCCCGAGATGGTAAAACAGAATATGAAAAATCTAGTTTTAACCATCCCTGGCGAAAGAATGATGGATACTGATTTTGGAGTAGGTTTACGTAGATTTCTATTTGAACCACAAAGCGAAGTGGTGTATGACGACATTGCTGCAAGGATAAACAAACAGGTTGAGAAGTATATGCCGTTCATTCAAATACAAGGAATAGATTTCACGGTACCAGATGACGAGGCCTCGGATGAAAACTTTCTATCAGTTTCGATAACTTATGAGATCGTGCCGCTAAGTGTCTCCGACCGAGTTTCCATTATGCCTCTTCGTCGAGCAGCCGGCTTGTTTTAATAGTGTTTTCAATATTTTAACGAAGGACTAATTAATTAACAAAGCAAAAATTTAACTTATGGCTAAAAAAAACTTACCAATAAAATACACAAGTAGGGATTTCGCCTCAATCAAGCAAGACCTAGTTGATTACGCGAAAAGGTACTATCCAGATAGTTATCGAGACTTTAGCGAAGCCGGCTTCGGCTCCCTAATGTTGGATACTGTTGCCTATGTGGGGGACATTCTGTCTTTCTATCTTGATTATCAGGCCAACGAATCTTTGCTGAGTTCGGCAGTTGAATATGACAACGTTATCAGGCTGGCAAGACAACTTGGGTATGAGTTTCAGCCGAATCCGACTTCATACGGAATTGTGTCTTTATATATCTTGGTACCAGCTAACGCTGCTTCGAATGCTCCTGACACAACTTACATGCCGATTCTTAGGAAGGGTTCTTCGTTCTCGGCTCAGAACGGTGGAGTTTTCATGCTCTCTGAGGATGTGAATTTTGCAAAATCTAACAATGAAATAGTCGTTGCTCGCGTCAACCCGACCACAGGCGTTCCAACCTATTATGCGGTGAAAGCCTTAGGTAATGTCATATCTGGCGAGATAGTACAAAATTCCTTTATAGTTGGCGCCCACAAACGATTCAGGTCGTTAGATGTCCCAGGCTCAAATATCGCTGAGGTTGTTAGCGTGTTCGATACAGAAGGCCATGAGTACTTTGAAGTTGATTATTTGTCGCAAGATGTTGTATATCGTGAAATCCCAAACAGAACAGCCAACATCGACTCCGTGAGGAGTATACTTAAACCAACCGCTGTTCCGCGACGCTTTATTTCACAAAATACGACGTCGGGCATGACGATTCAATTTGGTTATGGCTCCGAAAATGAGCGCAAGAACGATTCAGTAGTCGATCCCGCAACTGTGGTACTTCAACAACATGCGCGAGACTATGTTACCGACGAGACATTCGATCCTTCGAATCTTAATCGAACTGATAAATTTGGTATCGTCCCATCAAACACAACACTGTTTGTAACGTCAAGACAAAACGGCGCAGCAAATACGAATGTTGCTGTCGGGGGTCTCTCAACTGTCGCAAATCCTGTAATAGTCTTTAATGATGTTACGACTTTGAGCAATACAAAAGTAAGAGATGTCATCGCCTCTTTAGAGGTAAATAACGACAACATGATAGTGGGGGATATATCGTATCCCTCCTCGACCGAAATAAAGACTCGTGCTCTTGACTATTTTGCTACTCAAAACCGGATTGTCACAGAAAATGACTATATTAGTTACGTATACGCAATGCCCGAAAAGTTCGGAGGAGTAAAACGCGCTGCAATAATCAAGGATACTGACTCCTTTAAGAGAAATTTGAATCTCTACGTCCTTTCGGAGGGACTTGATGGCACTTTGGTAGCAACGAATAGCTCAATTAAACAAAATCTAAAGACATGGTTGGTTAAGAATAAGATGATTCATGACACGGTTGATATACTTGATGGAAACATAATTAACGTAGGCATCGACTTCCGAGTTGTTATTGATAAGTCTGCTAACAAGTTTGACATTCTAGATACAGCGACCACGAAGCTCGTAAGTTTGTTTAAGATACTTCCAGACATAGGGGAGTCTCTTACCATCAGTAGTGTATACAGCACATTAAACAATATTGCGGGAGTGGTAGATACAGTCGATGTTACGATTGTCAACAAGACAGGCGGCCTTTATTCAGACATTAGTTATGATATATTGGGTAATTTATCTGCCGACGGCCGCTTTGTGGAATTCCCGGAAGATTTTATCTGGGAAATTAAAATACCGCTTTCTGACATTAGAGGATCAATTCAGTAATGGGCGTAAAGAGATATGTGGCAACTGCCGATAACACCATAACGAATGCCTTCAAGTCCAACTTGAAGACAAGAGGTACCGGCTCGAACATGGGCGCGGCTGATATCCTTGAAACGTTCCACATATACGCACAGGCGACAACATCTTCTTTGGAGGATGAGAGGATAGTAATACAGTTTCCTGTTTCGGATATCACAACCAGCAGGGACGATGGAATCATTCCCGCCAGCGGCAGCGTTGATTTCTATCTTCGGATGTATAACGCGAAGCACTCACAAACAGTCCCTCGCGATTTCGATCTAGTGATTTCGGCCATCTCAGGCGGTCAGGATGGTTCTGTTGCGCCCACCGCATGGGAAGAGGGCACAGGCCTCGACATGGAAGGTTATACGGACCTCACATATGACGTGGACGGTTCTAACTGGATTGAGCGAGCAGGATCCACCGCATGGACATCTGAAGGTGGAGATTATTACATCGATGTATCCTCTTCTTTTACAGCCTCCTTTGTAACTGGAATAGAGGATCTAGAGTTAGATATTACTCCTCTTGTTGAACAATGGCTCGACAGCGCTGGCAATGTGTTGGGCGCGAAAGGCAACAATGGTGTGTTGATCAAGCTTCGAAATGATTTAGAAGACGCATCCAAATCCTACTATACAAAGAAATTCTTTTCAAGAACATCGGAATTCTTCCTTAAACGCCCAGTGATCGAGGCTAGGTGGGATTCCACGAAGAGAGATGATAGGGGAAATTTCCACTTTAGCAGTTCTGTCGCCCCGGCCGCTGATAATCTAAACACTTTCTATCTTTACAATGTGATTAATGGGCAGCTACAAAATATTCCATCAGTTGCAACTGGTATTCTGTGGGTGAGCTTGTATTCAGGCTCGGGGCCAGCAAATACAGTTCCTGACCAATCTAAGCTTAAGTTGCCTCCTGGCGGCGGCATCGTCGCCGCGGAGGACACAAATATTACGGGTGGTTATGTTTCTACTGGTATATACTCCGCCTCGTTCGCGGTTACCGGAACAAGCGCTTTGACAAAGATCTTTGATGTCTGGCACAAGAGTGGAACTCAGTTCTTTACCGGTTCGTCTATCCCGAAGACCTTTGTAACTTCTGAATACAATCCCAACCCTACATTCGTGACATCCATAACAAACTTGAAAGACGTCTACTCTACGCGCGAAAAGGACGCAAGGATCAGATTATTCACCAGAAAAGAGGATTGGAGTCCAACAATCTACACGGTTGCATCCAAGGCCGCAAATGGCGAGATAATAAATGACGTTTATTACAAACTATTTCGAGTAACAGACGGTTGGGAGATCGTACCATTTGCCACAGGCTCTTCAACTCCGCAGGCTGTTGGGAACGCACAATCCTATACGAGATTATCGTATGATGCTTCTGGTAGTTATATTGACGTTGACATGAGCATCCTTGAGCCAGGGTATGCATATGGGCTACAATTTATGCACTTTTATAACAACGGTTACAGAGAGCAACCAACAATCTTTAAATTTAGAGTTGAGTAATGGCAGATAATTTAAAAAACCTTTTTGAAGTAAACTCAAATCAATTTTTGTCTTCCGACGACTTGAATTCTGTTGGCGATTCCGTTGAATCTGCCGAGTACGTCGATGCCTTTACAACTGATAAATCTCGGTTCATCCCCCCAGTCGATTTTAATGACCCTGCAAACTTTGCCAAGTTTGGATCTGCTAAAGACTACTACGTTGACGCGGTAACGAAGGTATACAAAACCTATCCGTATGATGGCTCTGGTGCTGAAAAACTTGAATATGCAAATAGCTCGTCTTATCTTGACCGCTGGATTCTAAAAGCCAGATATCCAAAGTCTACTGGTTATGTAACTTTTAACGGCGCGCCAAACAATGGTTGGGCCGCCGGCGCAAACAATCCAGACATAAAAGAATACATTCATTTTGTTGGAGGCCCGGGCACTGGCTCCGTTGCGTTATCCGGAAAGCCTTTAGCCGAAAATTTCACTGGTGCCAACGTTTATGACACAACTCAAAACCGCGAATCAAATCTTAAGTTTGATTTTGACCAAGGCTTGACATTTGAGTGTTGGGCTAAAATGAGCGATCTTAGTGGATTTAACATCTTCCAAACGTTGTTTCACCTTGGCAATGATATAGGCGACTTGCCAGGTCATGGAAGGTTGTGGATCTATCGCCACGCCGCCGGCATCGCGGCGTCAATATATCAACCCGGCGCCGCGGCGGATCATGACTTCCCCCTCTACTACCACGCACACGGTCTCCCGGCCGTCGACTCCTGGCATCACTATGCGTTTTCCTTTAAAAATGATACCGGTGGTTTGAGGGCCAAAACTTACATGGACGGGAAACTTGTTACGAACTTTTTGGTGACACCCCCGGTTATTCCCGCCCCGGCGACCACAGGTTCTCTCCAAGCATCTGTCGGTGCTCTCTTTCAAGAATTGCGCACGACGCCAGCCGCTACGACATTTGGCACCGGCTGGTGCAAAATGTCCGGTTCCATTGACGAGGTACGTTATTGGAAGGATGAACGGAACGCAGAAGAAGTCGGCAAATATTGGTTTACTCAAGTTAACGGGGGTTCCAACACTGATGATGCCAATACTGATTTGGGCGTTTATTATAAATTCAACGAGGGTATTACTGGAAACTCTGTAATAGACTCGGTTGCTTTAGACTACTCCGGAAGGGTTACAAACGGCGCTTGGACCGGTTACGATTCGGTATATAGCCGAAACACTGGGTCAGCAATTGTATCTGCCAGCGCGTCTCCTTTTGAAATCGAAGATCCAATCATATACGCAGCCCATCCGGACGTCGCAACCCTACAAGTGCAATTGAAGGAAAGCGGCTCAATGCACGACCGAACCAACAACTCGTCCATATATAACTCTATTCCAGAGTGGATTCTAGCAGAAGACGATACAACTCTGTTGAAGTTGACACAAATAATGTCAAGCTATTTGGATTCACTTTATCTTCAGATTGAGAATCTTCCCAAAGTAAAGGACGTGCAATATTTGGTCGGTGACGATCTCAAGCCGCTACCATATGCAGGAAATTTGCTTGATTCAGCAGGTTTTGTCTCTCCGGAGATGTTTGTTGATGCTGACGTGTTAGAACAGTTGGGCTCTAGAACTGAAAAGATACTTTTCGAAGAAAAGTTGCACAACATCAAGAATCTAATATATCAAAATATATATAATAACTTAGTCTATATTTACAAATCAAAAGGCACCGAGAAGGCCTTCCGAAATCTCATACGTTGCTACGGTATTGGCGATGATTTGGTCAGACTCAACGTATATGCCGATAACTCAACGTATAATTACGAGGATAACTACGATTCTACTACAGTTAAGAAGAACACGATTAACTTTAACGCAACAAACAACTTTAATGGTACGATATACCAGCATAGTTCGAGCCTTAACGCAAACTCTGTATCTTTTATCACCGGCTCGCCCGGGACAATTTACATCCCCAGGACCATAGAAACTAACGTCTTCTTTCCCAAAAAACTCGAAAGTAAACAAAAAGGTTATTTTGAGACTAACTTCCTTACGGCATCCCTCTTCGGAATGCATACGGCCCGGGCCGACGATCCGGCACAGACAACATACGCAGTTCCCGACAGGGCAAATTTCCAAGTTTATGCCATAAGAGATGAAAAGGAATCGAAGTCCGTTAGATTCAAATTATCTTCCTCAATCGCCGGCGCAATTCCAGAGTTGACAACCGCCTTGTTTGAAGATGTTTACGATAACCAGTCTTGGAATATTTCCGTGAGAATAAAGTCGGCGAAATACCCAGTCTCTGATTTTGCTTTTGGGACTGGGCTTTCTTCTGAAGACTTTGAAGTGGAGTTCGCTGGTTATAATAATATCCTAGATATCACTTATAACTCTTTTGCACTTACCGGGACCATGAGCACTAACGCCCGCGCCCGGACCTTCCTAAGCTCTTCACATCGCGTATACGCCGGCTCCCATCTTACCAATTTCACTGGTGCAGTTGTACAACAGACCGATGTACGTATCGACTCCCTTCGTTATTGGATGGACTACCTTTCGGATGAGGAGCTTAAAGCGCATGCTAGGGATCCCTTAAACTACGGACGCAAACACCCTTACCGAGACGCGTACCCGCTGATCACCGATGTACTACGAATTCGTGTTCCACAAAAAGACACTTTGGCGCTGAACTGGGATTTCCAACAGGTGTCCTCCTCTAATTCTAGCGGCAAGTTTTTGGTAGCAGACTTCTCATCAGGCTCTCAAGATTTCATAAATCAAAAATATGGATTTTTGGGGAATGTCCTGGAAGCACAACACCCGGGATTTGGTTATAACTTTGCGGCCTCAGATACCAATGTCGTAGACATCGATTATCGACTGTCTGCCAAGCAAACTATTCCTGAAAATATCAACAGTTCTGATATGGTTAAAATATTGGATAACGACGATATAGTTTTCACAAGGGACTCGCGACCAGTCAGACACTTCTTTGCCTTTGAAAAGAGCATGTATGACACCATTTCACAAGAAATGCTGGATATGTTCTCCACTGTAAAAGATTTTAGCAATTTAGTCGGCAATCCAGTAAATCGCTATCGCGGCCGCTATAAGGATTTAACTAAGCTTAGAAACTTGTTTTTCGAAAGAGTAGAAAACACACCAAGTTTAGACAAATATGTTGAATTCTATAAATGGATTGACTCTTCGCTTGGATCGATGTTGAACCAATTAGTTCCCGCATCTTCTGATTTTGCAGAAGACGTGCGCAATGTTGTTGAAAGTCACGCATTAGAGCGTAGCAAATACAAGACAAAGTTTCCAACATTGGAACACAATATAAACGAGATTGAGAGCGCTATTGTATCTTCCGATGCCGCCGGCAAGCCGCTCCCGCCCCGTTTGCGCAAGGGCGGCGGAAAGGGACAGCCCAATGACGATCCCCAGATGGGTGGTAATAAACTGAGTCCCGTTCCACTTTCCCCAAGGCCTGAAAACGTGCATGGCCCATATTGGCAACGGACCTCGGACGTTCCGGGCCTGGACTTGCGTCAGGGAATAATCAATGCAAGGACTCAACAGGTTCGCCGCCAAGATGGCTCTCCGGTTAGTTACAATGCGAAACTTAGACAGTTTATTCATGGCGGAATAAACTTCTCAGAAGATAAGAAACTGGACTATATTACGCAAACAACCACGTTCCAATCCAACGCCGCGGCGGCCTCCATCCCCGCAAGCAGTCTCGGCTCTTCATCACTGCTAGACTCTGCAGTTTTAGATAGAACAACGAAAGTTGATTTTCAAGCAATCACAACGCTCGCTCCTGACGGGACAAAGGGTTCTGTTGCTGCGCCGTTCAATTTGGTTGAAGATCAGAACGCTGTCATCTCAGGAGATTACAACTCTGTAATTCACAGTGGCTTCGCAACAAATGTTATAGTTACGAACTTGCATGGAGAACAGAAAGAAATTCCGATGCAGGGACCCTTCACAGATGCTTGGGTTGGAGGCCGCCAATTCAGGCATGCGGATATAACTGTAACTCCTGGAGAAGCGGACGCAGGCGAAAAGAGGCCGGAAGCGTGGAGGTTTGATTTTGGAACCTCAATTGCCGCTACCGCTGTAGATGCTATTGATACAACGGGCGTCGCCGCCTCTGCGGCCGATTGTTCCTTCACAATCACAATTCCAGGATCCCTGGGTGGTGATACTACGGGAGGTGAAGGCGCCATCACGATTTTACTAGATGCCGACGATCCCGGAGTCAGTCCGGACAACGGCCCTGATCAAATTGGTCTCGGTGTACAATTTTTTTCAGACATCGATGTCGCAGCTATTATAATTGATGCGATCAATGGTGACGTTTCTAGCTACCCCACTCGCATAGCCTTTGCTTCCTCTGGCCGCGGCCAAACAGGTGTGACTGGGATAACAGCGACCGCGGGAAGTAGCAACACCCAAATTACTCTTACAATGAATACCGTCGGTGCTGATGGCAATATCTCTTCCGCAGTAGCAGATGTTTCCGGGGTGCCTGTCGTGGATATAACAGACTTCACTGGAGGGGAGACCAACAAGAAAATAATCTTCTCTGACCCAGTCATGGGTACTGCTGGTTCAACAAAGGGTAATGCGAGAAGCAAACTCTTTAGAGGAGTCCGCGCAAAACGACCATTAAATATCAAAAATATCCGATACACCACCGCCTCGGCTAGAATTGGAAATTACAATAAGAATTACCAAATCGTCATGACATCGGGGCGCACAACTAACAACCTTGCTTTTGTGCAGGCCGGCGGTTATAGTCAAACAACTCCTGAGAATTACTTTTTCTCACACTCAGGACCCATCCCAGGGACTCTCAATTTTGCGTTGCCAGACCAAGCTCTGGAAGATGGCACGTACACTAAAACGGTAATTGCCAACCACTTTAATGCGCCCGGCGGAAAAGATGTCTCTTCCCGCGGCGTTCTTAATCCTTCCTCTGAGGAGTACGCTGCAGGGAACGCTCTTCCATGGAGGAATCGAGTAGTTCGTAGAACTCTGCAAGATGAGTTGACAGTTCACACGGGCCAGTTCGGCACGTACCCTTATCAGCAATATGGGTTAAGGTTTGTGGGTCTATATTCGGGGAATTATGATTATATCGGGGTCAACCCGGGCACCTCAGACAGCGTCACGGCTTTAGGAATCGCCAACGGAGCCACGATGCTCAATTACTCAGTTTCCTTTTGGCTTCGAGTCCCGGAAGCCAACGTGACCACCGGCGACATGGCAATTTTTGCCATGTCGCCCACTGGCGCCTCCACTCCGATCGGCATTATCAAGATGGACTACACTGATGGAAAGCTTATGTTCTCCGACTCGACGGGGACTGAACGCAAGGAGACCACTCCCTACGGCGCCGCCGATAACGAGTGGCACCATTATGTGTTTACGGTTACTACTGCTGGCGTCCTTAACATCTATAAAGACGGGGTGGATGTTACTCCCACGCCGAACACTGTAACCGTCACCTTTGCTGCTTCAAACACGGTCCGGATCGGCAACCGGTGGTACTGGAACGGCTGGTGGCCTATGAGTGTTGAATACTATAACGGAGATCTAGATGAGCTAGCAGTTTGGAACACAATTCTTTCCTCCACTGAGGTAGGGTCAATCTACAATGGGGGCGACCCGGGCGATCTCAAGAAGCTCACAGGACCCCTTGCAAATTTGCAAGCCTGGTTCCGCATGGGTGATGAGGTCTCTGTCGTACATGACTCAGCAAGAAACAATGTTGCGATTTTGAACAACAATCCCACTAATGGATATACAACAGTTGTTACGGATGTCCCGAGAAGAAAACGGAGCCTTGTTACAGGCTCCGCTCAAAAAACTAACCGTAATCCTGTTTGGCGCTATGAATATGCCCAGTCGCACAAATGGGGTGCTACTTTGGCCTTCCCGGGCGGCGAAATCATTAAAACAGTTTCTTACGATAACGAGCATGTCACACACCCATTACCTAGAAGCGATGTGCAATATCGGTGGATAAGGGACTCTTATGAGTCTACAAAAGCTCTCGGCTTTGCCACCGCGTCGAATGACATTACATTTGTGAGTATTGGAGAAGCCTCTCCGTTGGAGACCTTGGGGATATACAGCAACAACCTTGTTCACGACGATGTGTTCGCTAAGGAAGTATTATTGCCTGCGAATGATTTGAATCGTGGGTTTTTTGACGATGCGCTGATCTTGGGCCGTTCCACCGCTCCGACCGGCCGAAGCCCAGCCAAACATCCTGCGACGCTTTACGCACCTTGGGGGTTTCCGGGATGGCTGTACCTCAATTATGTGAGTCTAACACAACCCGGCGAAGACAATGCACCTCTCAACTTGGCAGACTATTTCAACATACTTATGACAAGCCGTAATGGTTTGGGTGGTTTCTCTACTTGGAAACAAATTAGAACAAGCGAACACCCAATTACAAGACATTTGGCGGCGAACAACTACTACACATATATGGAGACTACCCTTAATGTTGACGGCTTTCTATACAAGGGGGAATCTGCCAAGGGCCTCTCGGCGTATAGTTGGCCAGATTCGATTCACGCCAAGGACATCACCAGCCGTACAGAGAGAACATACTTTGCTATTGAACCTCCCGTGGCCTTCAACAGTGCCCCCTTGACAGTGGAATATGTTGATGTGGGGACGGGTCAGTCGCACATGTCCGCCTTTTCTGTTGTAAACGTTCTTGATACTTTTGCAAATAACTCGTTGGTAGTTCACTCGAACATTCAGCCAAAGATGCCCGAATCATATGAAATTTTTCTTAAAGGATTCAAAGATCCCGGGCAGCTTGAACTTAAAAGGTTAAGCCTGAGAAACACCATATATCCACGCGAGGTCAATGTTACTTTGGCCAAAGTACGAGGCAGATTACAATACGATGAAACCATAGCAGAGGCGAAAGTTCAAGTATTTGGCCAGCAGCGGTTACAGTGGCGCGATTTGTTGACTAATCGTTTGAGGAATCCGTACGGCAATTGGACCATGTCGGCCGGCGGCCTTAATTCATTTGCGATTCCTAACCAGCTACAAGCTTTCACGGGTTCAGCGATCATCCCCGCCGGCTCTATGCAGTTGGCACAACGCGCCACCACGGGCGCAAGTAGTGTGTACCCTCTGGATCCAATAAGTTTAACCGATGCGGGCGATGATTACAAGGCCGGCGAATTGCTACAGGACACTCGCTTATTAGCTGGCATGGTGACGCCGGCGGGTAATAATGCCGGCGTCCCGGGACAGACGTATTGGCTCTCCGGCTCGGGCGCTGGCACACAACACCCCGGAGGCCCCGCTATCGGGACGGCAACGCACCCAACCACGGATTCTTATGGGGATTTTTCTGACAATATTCGGCGCCGGGGAGTTGATCATACGGTGGTGCCTGAATTCCGCATATCCGAACACATGGACTATTATCTCTCTAATGGATTCTTTGCCGAGAATAATAAGTTTCTTACTGGCGAAGGATTTGGGACAAGCACAAGTGAGGTGGCTGCAAGTGCGTTAACTGAGACTTCTCCTTATGACAACTTGTTTATGACGACATATACGCATACCGACTTTATGAAGCACTTCGGCCAAATAAGGTCTGATTATGATGAATTGGCAACGCCCTCCAAGCTTGCTTTGAAGTGCGATGTTATTAAGAAGTTACTACCATACCAAGGGTTCTACCCAGTAAACCGATGTGTGCAATTGGGAACCATGTTCTCTTCTTCGCACGGAAAGTATATTACAGGATCTTCTCCCGGGACCTACGCCGTCGGCGAACAGTACAGGGATTTTCTGGCCGCCGCGACGCAACCCCTTTTCTCCCCGGGCCTTCTCTACAACTCAATAAAGTCCGGTATGGCTGTTGAGTGGCCTCTCTATTTTGACGAACTTACATTTGGAAGCTCCGAGCCCGCCTGGGAAGGCTGGACGGGCCCGCCCTCACATACACCGATTTTGAGTGTCCTCAAAGATCCACCAGATGGAAGATTGAAGTTCGAAGATCTCTTGTTGGCCGGATATCCGTTAAACAAACGAATGTATATGCCACGCCGAAAAATTACAGGTAGCGTCTTCGCAGCCGATAACACTTACAGGATGGTGAACGCCGAATTGACCCAGTTGGGTAGTCAAAACTACAGTTTGGCGATGAGTAACTTTTTGGCCGCAACACCTGAGTTTTTCCTGGAAAGACCGTTTAATGTTTTCCACTCGAAAGAAAGAAGTCGTTGGAATGGAATGAAGCGCGGTTTTACATATTCCATGGATGTTTCGATATGGAAAACTTCAGATATGGTACAGGCCGAGGGACCTCGCGGCACCGGTTCTTGCGAGTGGACCGCCGGAAGCCCTTACGGATTCATGGGAAGGAATTGGAACAACGCCAGCATCCCCGCCACCGCGGAACAGGACCCTCTTTACGCGTTATATACTCCTCCTTATTTTTATGGAAAAGAAACCACTACCATAAGGGTGACCGCTGACGAGGTCGATCAGCTTATGCCGATGTCGATCGACAAAATACATGGAACTGCATCTGTGACTCACACTTTTGCTAACAAGGTGGGCCCTGACCTGCCAGAGGTTATTGACACTCAGGGTATTTTGTATACGAACCGCCAGAAGGTGACCAGTAGTGTCAACCTTTTCGAGAGAACTAGACGACAAAATATTACTTATGATGCTTCCGGCACCCCTATTACAATTAGCGAGGGAGACAGCGATAAGACTGATTTAGATGTTTGGACAATAGCGACAAAGTGGGAATGTCCCACGCTCAATTTCTCTGCTTCGGCGCGCCCTTTCTTGTCCCGGGGAATGTGGGGCCCTGGTGGTGTACATCCCACTAGTAAGCAGGGGATTTATGTCGCAATAGAAGAAAATCCGGATGTTATAGCTGCCACCGATCCGAAGGCCAAATCTCTAATAGACATCTGTGGGTTTGAGACTACTCCACAAAAGATTGGCGAAATTGCTGCTAAAAAAGAAATCTCTGAAGCGATTGTGGCGATACCGTTTACCGAAATTACAAGAGGCAAAAACAAGGGATCTAACCGGTTTATCAGAATAAATCAGAATATTCTGAAACAACAAATGAGTAATAAGCGCAAAACCGGATATGCGATTCCTGATGAAAAGATAATAAACACATCCATAACGGCGATGATGGAAAATTTACCGAATTATGTAATGCCTCCGCATTTAGACTTTATTAAGAACAAGAATATATGCAATCCGTTCGTTGTTTACCTTTTTGAATTTAAACAAGAGTTAGACAAAGATGATTTACGAGATATTTGGCAAGGAGTCCAGCCGTCCATTTCGTTAAAACCCGAATTAGACAGCGCTTCCCTGGTTCACAAATTAAATAAAGAGGAGTTTTTCCACGGGAAGCCTCTCCCACCCGACCTCCGTTGGATGGTTTTTAAAGTAAAACGTCGTGCAAGCAATAATTATTACAATGCTCGCCGCCGCGCGATTGACACCGGCCAACGGATTACCAATCCACAAGGGAACGAAGTGGAATTCGACTTTAGCTACAACTGGCCTTATGACTTCTGTTCCTTGGTTGAGCTAGCAAAAATTGAGAGTGGTGTCGAGTTGAAAAGCATCGAGGGTAATGAAGAATGAGTTTTTTCGATAGAAAAGAACAAGTTCTAGAATTGGAAATGACCCAACACGGAAAGAGGCTCCTTTCTCGCGGGCAGTTTAAACCGACATATTATCAGTTTTATGATAATGATATATTGTATGATTCTGGGTATGTGAGCGGTTCGGAAACGCAGAACGATATCGCATCTCGAATCATTGAAACTCCTCGGATTTCCACGCAATACAACTTTGAAGGTGTTGAATCTCAGATAGGCAGGGACTTAAACAGAAGTGAACGTTGGATCCGCGCGGAAACAGAATTACACAGGGCGTTCAAGTATCCTCTCGGAACTAGTTCGCCACAGAGTGATAAGTTGCCTGCTTGGAGTGTAGCCTTCATCGATGGTACAATGACTACAGCATCCTACTACACCGAAGCAACCCCAGAGGATTATACGTTCATACCGCAACTGGACGCGACAATAACTTATGATATCAGGATCAAGCATCGACCGCTACAGGTTGTAAACACTAGAAACGAAACTGAATTAGAGAAGCGCGCTAACAACGAACTCCCGCCGGGCTGGGACAACACGGAGGATATCATCGACGTCGAAGATGCCCTCAGAGTGGTCCATCCTGATGGTTCTTACGTGGATGTCAATACAAAGCACGTTCTTCTTCAAATTTTAGAGAACAATGTCCCCTTCTCAAAGGAAAATTTCGAGATGGAAGTGTTTGAAATACTTCCGTCTAACACTGGCACATCTGATGAAGAGCTATACCAACTTTCTTTTTCTGGGCAGCTTGAAGATTCATTCTCTTTGGGAGACCCCGGAGCCGGCGTCACTGAGAACGACGTTGAGTACTTCTTATCTTGTGAAACTGATGATGAAATCGACCCCGATCTATTGATTAATAGAACGACGGAAAATGTGGGGAATATTTATCTTGACCAAGGACTTCTTCGCAATGCGCGCAGCGTTGAGGCAAACAAAATGCGCCGCGACATTTATGAATCTGTAATCGATCCAACGGAGCACTGCGAATAATGGCTAATAGTGTTGATCCAAAAAGCTTAGTTGGAGCAGTGACGCCTAGCGTGTACGTGGGAAAAATTGTCCTAAAAGAAAGTACAGTTTTAACCTCTAGAAATAGAAGAACAGAGTCTGTTCCGAACGATGTAGCCGGCACTGAGTGCATTCTCGATCTGTCGATGAAAGAGGTTGTGGGTGGGGCATCCTCTGGTTGGGCAAGCAATAAGGAACTGTACAACAAGTACCGAATTAAAATCATTAGGAGCCTCGACGCGTCTGTTACCGAAGCTCTTGCTGGTGTGCCACAAAACCGAATATTGGATGCAATTGAAAGTCCAAGGATTAAAGAGCATCTATTTGTTGAGGAAATTTCATTAGCGGATAAAACCACTAATCAGTTGAAAAACAAATCAAAACTATCGCTAGCCGGCGACGGCCAGAGCGTTCGCGAATATATCCTTCAGTATTCGGATGGTTCGCTACCAAAGATCATAAACCACCTTACCTACTTTATAGTCGCATACTGCGATACAAAAAATGATAATTTCGGCTTAATTCATCGCATCCCTCCAAGTTTAGTTGGTGACGTCGATGTTGAAGGAGTTATACGTAATGGCTCAGTTGTGAGAACCGGGACCCTGTACATGGTGAAAGAAGATCCCCGAGTTGTGTGGGCCGGCCCCATGCACATGATGCCTGATGGAGCGATTCACACAGGCGCCACTCATAGCAAAACGTCTAGAGCCCTTCTGTCCGCTGCAGTCAACAATACGAAAATTCAGGATGAGCGGGCCCTAAAAACTTTGCAGAAATTTACCTTCGATCTTTCTATAGCAGATCAGAGTAAATTTTCCACCCCCAAGGGTGGTCCAAAATTACTTTTCAATAATCCGACATCGACAACTGTCGTGAACAGAAACGCTTCATTTACAGATTTGTATTTAAACATCGATAGAGATAATGTTGTTCAATTCTTTTTCGGAATAGATTACAATAATCTGCTTGCAAAAAATACTGAACTTGGAAGGGCCCACAGTAGTCTGTCTAATTTTAATTTCGAAGGATCGTCCGCTTACGCGTCTCTTTTCCGCATTAGCGAAATAAGCAGGATGACTTTAAAACGCCGTCGCGTAAGCCCAGATCCTGAGTTTAATGAGTTATCCTCGCAAATAAATAGCGATGACAAATTTGATGATAACGAGCTTGATGAAATTTTATTATCTGTCGCGCCTTCCACCCACACCGCCATAAATGCTAGTGGCTTGTTGGCAAGTATCGAGGAGATAAAAGTTCATACCCCTCACTCGCCCCGCCTGGTGCAGGCGCATGAGATCCCCGGGGGGCTCCGCGGCGCCACGCGCTCGTGGCCGCAGAGCCGTTGGAACACGACCGCCGGCTTTAGATATTTCACCGGCCGTGACACGAGCCTTACGGATAAAACATACGGATCATACCAGTACGCCCTCGAAATTGAAATAACTGATCGCTCCCGGGAAATCATCGGTAATATGGTTTCTATCCTGTCCCGCGCGAAGGGCACGTTGGACGGTTATCTACAGAGAGGCTCTTCAAAGAGAAGTTACAATTCCAAAATCAACCGATTCACCGACTCTTTCATTGCTTTTGAGCGTGGCATGGGCGCCGGACTTCACCCCCTCGCGAAGCGCCCGTGGTACCGAGCACTAAGTGATTATTCTACCGTTCTTGCAGCGGCTTCTTTAATATCCAGCGACAACCGGTTCACGACTGTAAGTGACACGATACGAACTTTGACTCCATTTATATGTTCCGCCGGCGCCAACCCGGACAGCGTGCAGGCTGTCATCTCCTTAATTGACTCGTTGATAGCCAAGCTAGCCAGCTTAAACACAAAGGGGGTGGTGAACTCTGATATATCATCTCTTGATTCTGGATTTAACGACAGGACTTCCCGGGCCAAGAACGCATCCTTGAAAAGGATTCTTGTGGAGAACTTTTTTGAAAATCAGGTTGATGTAAACTTTACCAAGGGCGTCGGTTACGACTATTTAACGACCAGCGGCGCCTCCAACTCCTCTGGGGGCCTTTCTAAAATCAGCCTAGACAACTACTTTAAGAGAGCGCAAGCCGAGACTCTCAAATATTATAAGAATGTGGATGCAAATATTAATATTGTTGTAAAAGGAAAAAACTATACAAGTGGAGACTCGTTGTCTAACAATGATTTGCGGTATTTGTCTCCTGCATCGGTGAAAATTTATGACCAGAGCTATGATTTGTCTAATGGCCTTCAGATAATCTCAGATCAGGCAAAAATAGCTGAGGAGGGGGCTTTGTATCACACCCTTTCCAGCGATTTAGATGGTGAGACTTCGGACGAACCCGCTGCGACGAAGTATTCCTCTCTTCTCCGCGAAAATTCAATAGTTGAATTCTATGGCATAAACACTCTGTCCAATGCGGATGTTGAAGCATCCAAACCATTTTTTGTTGAAGAGGGTGATTGTGATGTGAAGGCTCCTCCAACCTCGGATCCTCCTTATAGCCCGGGCGTCCTAGCGCAATCTCCGGGCCCCCAAAGGCCCCCGCCGGCTTTGTTTGGCCTCCTTAGATCTTTTGTGTTAGGTAGCAACATTGACAAGCCAGAGTGTGTAGACGATTGCTCTAATCAAATTGACTTATACAACTCCCTCGCACCCTACAACAAGATTTTCACAGCGGGAGGTACCCAAACCTCTCTAGCATCGTTGCCCAACCAAATTAAGTCAGTGATCTTGGGTAACATATCCACTGGTGTTGTCAACTTGAATTGGTTTAACACTGAGCGTCCCACTGAAGATCCGCTTCTTGGACCAATTTATCGTCTTGGAATTGAATCACTTTGTGAGGTGCAAGTCTTAGTTGGTTTTAAAGTTTCTAACGACAACAAGAGTCTAGCGCAGAGTCCAATCTTTGCTCCGCTAAGCCGCGGCATCACATCGGCAGCCCCCGCCGGCACAAGCTTGTTGTGCAGACTTGTACCGTATAACAATAGTGATTTTAACTTGTCGGGGATGTCAAATAATCTTAAACTTCCTATTTATAATGAGTACTTCATCATTCAAGTAACACAATCCGGTACAACCGTTCTTTCTCCGCAAAGAAGTGTTCCCTTAGCTTCTGCTCTTTCTGATGAACAAGGATCTCCCGAATTGGTACAATACGCATACACGACAAAACGCCCGATTCCGCATGCGCCGCCGTCGAAGAAAAAGAGAGCGCCAAGACGTCGTTCAACAAAAGAACAGTCAAGTGATCGGACCACTAGTACAACTGCCCGATCATCGAACAACACCAGAGGGAGCTATTAGTCATGCCTAACCACGACGATCCAGAACGAGGTCAACGCGACCCCTACGCCGGCCTCACGGAGGATGAGATCCAGCAGATGATCGACAACGACGACAACGTCGACTCCGTCGGCTCGACTACACTTTTCGATAATGACCAATCGTGGGGTAATGGTGCAGATATGAACACGGTGGACAGACTAAGATATCAACAACGCGCTGTCTGGCCTGCGTATTTTGATGAATCCGCTGTCCCGGATCGGCCACCCAGTTTTCTCACTCCGAACCAAGACCTTGGCCAAGGTCCAATTAGACCTACGTCCCTCGACGGCGGCGCCCATCATTTTTTCTGGACCCACCCCATCTTTGTCCCCCGCGGCGAGCTAGGCCTCTATGGACCCGACGGCCGTGGTCTCATCTCCGCCGCCATGCATTCCGACCTTCAACCTCAAGTTGCCTTCGGCATCGCTTTCCAACGTTTTGACTTGATGATCGACGCCTCTGAATTCGTAGAACTTTACGGCGCCGCTTATGGGATTACCTTTAATGAAATAGAATTTTACTCCTTCTTCGAGGCCATCGGCGCTGACGCAAATATATCGCAAGACAGCAAGTTCAGGCGAGCATTGGCGGCCATATATGGCCTAGGCGTCGCCACCCGCGACCCTCTTGCCCCCTTGCGTGAATTTGTGGACCACACAACTAAGGTACCGCTCTTATTAACTAAAGCCGAGAAGGCGTCATCGGCCGCGGCTCGGCTAAGACAAGGAGACTTCCTTGGTTTGGTTAAGCCTGTGTATAACTATATGCTGCATGATTACGAGCAGGTTTTAGAGTCTGTTGTGAAGCCAGCGGCCCAAACGCGCGTCATCCCCAACATTTATGTCTTGACATCTGAACTTGCAAATGAGGAGGGGGAGTCCCCTGATGAGTGGTTCTCTCTAATAGGACAACCGGAAAGGGATTTTAAACAATTTGTTACTGTCGGAAACCTTATACAAGGCGCGCGCCCTCGCCCCAATCATGAAAATCTCCCCGGTCACATCCCCTACTCACAAAAAAACTACTTTTGTAAATGGACCGCCGCGGTTGATAGGTTGGCACCACTGGATTCTCTGCGTTCTGCCACCACCGCGGAGCGAAATTTCCTTAGAGCAGGCCGGAATTTTATCTCAATTATAATCCCACCGGACCAGTTGGATTTCATAAAACTCGCAAATGACCAGAAAGAAGCCTATCCCATGTTTAATGAAATTCAATTTAAAACTGATGGGAGAAAAGATTTTGCCAATCTTTTTATACAAAGTAGCTTCTCTAGTTTGATAATGAGAGAAAGCATGTACGGTGCTCCTGTACCGTATAATACTTATACGCGCTCTTTCAACGGCGCACACCTCCTCAATCCGGCCTCGGCCGGCGACCTGGGTTGGTTTTCGACAAATGCAGTTTTGAACCCCACCGAGCTAAAAACAACTGATATTCACGAATTCTGGAACCGCATTGACAACGACGGCGAGCTTTTAGCAGAAGAACAGGAACTTCTTGATGATCCCTTTGCGATCATGCTGGGCGCCCCGGGCGCCAATAGGGGCGAACTCTCAAACCTGTCGTTCTTCGGCGCCGATGACGAGGAGAAGCTTCTACGACGTCGGCTATTTAAAGAAACGTTTCGTGAAAAACTTAATGAGATTTGTGACAACTCCACGAGATCTTATTCGGATATGATGAGAGGTTCCTTGGCAAGATCTGAGACCGTGTTTTACAGGATAGAAAAAAGGTTGAACGGTCAGCTTGTTCAAGAATTTTATGTCCCAAACAATCTTCCGGATGGAGACTTGGATATTTTCAGATACGTTGATACGCAAGTATTGTACGGAAAGTTTTCCAACGCTGACGACCTAAACGTTTATGATTATAGGATATATGCTGGCCAATTAGTGATTGGTAGTAGGTATGGCCGATTCGCTCTTGGCGTGCCAGAACCTGAGCCCCCGGCCCACGGCGGCGATCCCGATTGCATCGGTCTTCCGTGGCACGTAGCGAATCGCGATACTGGCGTCAGCCGCGTCGAGCACCAGCAGCGTTGCGGCTTGCCACCGCCATGGAATCCTTCTCGCGACGACGACCCGGACGAGGTGCACCTTGGTTGGGAGTATGATGATGATTGGAGAATAGCGTGGCAACACCGCTTCCCTCTTCCCGAGGAGGGTGACTCAACCGCTGCCGATTTGTCCCCCAAGGGTGTGAGAGCCCATCTGGGCGATTTAAGTCTCGACTCCATGCCGGTCGAGGGTATGCCACGTCCCTCCGAATCGACTCTCATCGCTCAAATTAGGGCGATTGAGGCTGCGGAACTTTTGTGGTCGACGCCCGCCAGCCGCGGCGCGATCGTCCTCGCCCTGGGCGGCACGAAGTGGGGCGGCGGCTGGCTCGACGAACCGTCGCCTGAGGACATCGCTATATGGGAGACTTATCTGAATACCCATCACTCGGCCCTCATGGTTGCGCGGTCCCATTATTTACCGGCTCATGGAGGCCTCCCGCACCCTTTCCCGGCATTTCTACGCAAGACATCTTTCAACAACGATCGGTCCACATGGGGCCCGATTATGAATTATTTGGACCAAACCCCAGAACTCCCCGACTGGCCCACCAAGCTTCTTCGCGGCAACTACACCGTCAACGCGATCTGGCACGCCGGCGCATGGGAATATATGGATGACGACCTCCGCCAGATTCGGGAGAATTTCCAGCAAACCCTTGACCAGATTCAGGCGTTACCACCCGCTCAAAAGATACCGGAAAACCGCCCCTTCCCTAGGACCCCCGGAACTCCCGATCCCAACGCCCGAGCAGTTGATTCTCCTCCCCCCCCTATGGACGTCGAGGTGGCTACGTTCGATTCTCTTGGAAACAAAGATCCCGCGGGCACACTCCAGGTAAAGGTGAAGTGCCTGTCATATATCCTGCCGTCAGTGAAGTTGATACAGGTACCCATTTTCGACGCACCCGACGTTGCTATTTTCAACAAGCCACCAGCTTCTCCGGATATAGATATCGTTCCATATCGAGCCATTGACAATCAGGCCTTGATTAATATGAACGAACAAACGAGCACTCACCGGTCACAAACGCCCGTGTTCATTGAAAATGAGGACATCGACGCGCATATGTTCCTGACTCGCAGCCAGTATCTAAGCGAGTGGATTGACGTGGATCCTAACATTCTCGAACCGCTTGACATTCCGATTGTTTTTGGTAATGACGACTTTCCAAGCTCTTATGAAGTTTACAGGATTGAAACACCACCCGAGTCATACGCTGATTTTGCGGGCGGCTTACATCACATTGCCTCGCTTACTGACGAGAACGGAAAGCCGCTCGCCAGTTCCGCTTCTTTGATAGACGCTCTGATTCCTAATCGCAAATATTACTACACATTCAGGATTAGGGATACTCATGGTCAGCCCTCAAACCCGACGGACGTATATCAGGTCGAGTTGGTGAATGACGGAAGTGCTGTCTTCATGCTGTTTGAAGTGTATAATTTTCCAGAAACTCCTTTAAATCTCGTTAAAAATGTGAGAAGATATTTAAAGCTAGCTCCCGCCATTGCGCAATCTTTAGTGAATATGCCAAGGTCTGGGTTATTGGACGAGTCAGGAGAACCGTCCGCAACAGCTAAAAACAAAACGATTCATTTGGGAATACCGTCCCCATCTACATGGGGCCGCAAGTACAAATTTAGGCTGATGTCCAAAAAGACGGGAAGGAAGATCGATATCAACATTGACTTTAAGGTTAATCAAATAGCCGAGCCTGATATAAATCAAGACTCGGGTTGCGATCCTGGTTTCGAAGCGCCCCTGCCTCAAGAACCGGAGACCCCGCCCGCACCCAGGTGGCGCCGCCGCCCGACTCCCCCGCCCCCCGCCGGCGGCCAGGCGTACGCCGGGGAAATCAGGGACAACGCCGGCGACAGCCTGTACAACGATGCACCAGGAGCCCAACCAGTTCAGCAATATGGTCAGATTATGGATCTCGCACCGGCTGGTGGAAGTTATGACGATATACAGGTCGGGCTTGGCGACGGCGCACCCGCGGACGATAACGGAACTCCCCAGGACCCCGAACCCTTACCGAATCCCTCCCCTGGCGGTGGTAACTTCGGGGAAGGAATTTAGATGCAGCACACTTTAAATGGTTGAAAAGATTGATTTATAAGGAATAAAAGAAATTTTTTAACTAATTAATTTAGAATTTTCTATACAATTGATAACACGGAGAAATACACATGGCCTTCCTCGATAACTCGGGCGACATTATATTAGATGCAGTACTTACAGACACCGGACGCCTGCGCTTAGCCCGCGGCGATGGATCTTTTAGAATTGCCAAGTTCGCCCTAGGGGACGATGAAGTCGATTATGGACTGTATAATAAGGCCGCCGCTAGCGGCCTGCAGGACTTAGAGATTTTACAAACTCCTATTTTGGAAGCATTTACAAACAACACTTCCACTATGAATTCGAGACTTTTGACAATTCCACGTACAAACTTATTGTTTCTACCAATTATCAAACTCAACGAAGAGAATGCCTCCACGACAGGCCGTAATAATTCCGCGACACAGGCAAGAGGCTCCTTTATCGTAGCCGCAAACAAAGAGACTGTGGAAGATGTGGGGATAGGGATCCAGGGTGAGATGTTTGGGCAGGCGCCTAACGATCCTAACCAGACGCACATACAGTGCGACCAAGGCCTAGACACTTCTGAGATTTCCCCGGAAGTAGCTTTGGACGCTGATTTGAAGGAAACACAATACTCTGTTGAGATTGACAACAGGTTTGGAAGAATCACGAACTTGGGCGGCGCCTTCGCTGCGCCCTCCTTTATTGACGATGACAACATCGCCAACTACCGCCTCAGCCTAGGGACGAATCCAACATATGTGAAGACAATTGAAGATACAATTCGGGTTGGACAGGGAACGTCCCAAGTGATTCGCGGCCCCCGCGGCACGTCTTTGAAGTTTCGAATCGGTTCATCCGTAGATATGACTACTAGTAACTTTCTGTTTACCAAATTTGGGAGCACGGGTCAATCTTTTACCAAGGCCGCCGGCGGAACGGCAACAGTGAGTACCATTGACACGCAGGTCCGAGTAACAGGACTGACAACGGGATATCGAGTTGACATTCCCGTCCGCTTTATTAGAAAGGAATAGTTAAGGACTAAACTAATGGCAACAACATATAAAACTTTTTTAAACGACGACACCACGAACACAAGGACATTACTACACGAAGCTATTCCCTTGACTGGTACGATAGTGTCGGGTACCTACTATATTGAGTCTTCCAAGACACAAACAAATATTAAAAGATATAGCCATGGCATGTTTGAGTCCGTTTATGATTATCCATATCTTAGTTCTTCCGCTAATCACATTTTTGATTTAACCGTAGGCTATTCTAACAAGTCTCACCTCTCCGCATCAGCTAACATACAGAATTCTAAAAAGATTCAAATTTACAATCAAATGGCTCAAGTTTTGGCCGGATATGATCAAACTGGTTCGGTTAGAAGATTTGACCAAAATGGTGATTTTACCGATGGTGGCAACAAGATTGATGAAGCTTTCTTTGTCAACTATGCTCGCCTCTTAAACAAGGACGAAGTCAAGAAGGGATCGTATACTCTCAATATGTTGGTTGGCGGTACCATAAAAGCCAGGGCGACCCACGCAATCATCGGAGATTATGGAGCGGCTAGCGCATATAAAACGAACTCACCAGCCGGCGAATACGGTATTCTATATACCAGTTCCGCGACGCCCAAGCCGGATGGTACGTCGGGCGTCGGCCTAGTATATTACCAGGCCGGCGTGGCAGTGGTTACTGCCTCAGTGTTCGCTGCCGCCACCAGATTTGGACCCAACATTACAAAAGGGTTTACTGATGTCGACGCCTGCATAACCGGAAGTCAAATCACCTCCTCTTGTGAGGCTTTCCGCAACCGTTGGTATGATAACAATTTCAACAACACTACCGAATTAAACTCAACCATATATTTCTGTAGAGCAAACCATAATGAATTTAATTATAGTGCGAACCCGACTTATGTCACTGCTAGTAAAATCCGGGTTAAGGATCAAAAGCTCGACCAACCGATCAGTTATCCCACAACTGTTGGTCTTTATTCGGCAGACAATGAACTCCTGGCGGTCGCCAAACTGTCAGAACCTCTGAAGAAGAGCCCCGATCAAGAATTGACATTGAGGGTCAGATTGGACTACTAGGTAAAATGCAAGTATGCCCTTTTATAAATTTAAGCCTAATGATCTTTTCTATAATCGAGTAAAAGTAAATCCTAAGCAGACTTTCCTTTTCTATCTTAACACTGTTCGTGTTTTAAACAATTTAGTAAACGAATCCGGCTCTCATGCTGCATATGTTCCTAACATGCTTAGTTCTGGGTATGTTAGTCTTTATGAATTGAATGTCGATCGTTCCACCAACCAATTGATTCACCCGTTTGTTGTTAAGACCAGCGACAGAACCTCGTTCAAGACTGTAACGACTTCTAGTTTTAACGCGGACTACGAATTTGGCGCCACAATCTCGTCGATTTACCCGCTTTCTGCCAGCGTTTCAAAGCTACTCTTAAACGCTGTTCCCGTTACGTGGGATCCTCTTGTAGATGGGGGATACCGCAATCGCATACAGGCCCTAAAGAACACTTTAAATTTTCACTCTAAGCTAAGCCCCGCCTATCAATATAGCTCTTCTGCTGGGAATAAGCAGATCCAAAGACTTGGGCTTCTGTCAATTCCGTCGATTTTGTACGGCTCTTCGATAAAGAAAGGTTCTATAGATTTGAAATTCTATGTCTCTGGAACATTGGTCGGGCAACTTCAAGATTCGAGAAGAAACGGAGAGCTTATTCAAGTGGGCCCTCCAGGGAGTAATTACTCTGGCTCAATTGCGGGCGTCGCTCTCTATAATGAGGGGTTCTTGGTCTTGACAGGTAGCTGGGACTTAGCAGCGGCAGGCACCCCCTACGGTTCCACAGCAACGCCGTTCACTGAAAACTACGGGGGCGTAACAGTCCCAGACTCACCGCGTTGGGCCTACTTTGCTCAAAATATATCTGGAACAATAGTGGCACTCTCATCCAGTTTTGAGATGTCATACGAGGGCCTGGACTACGTGCCAACAATAACAATGCTAGCACATGCCCCGCGAGGCGAACTAAACCATTCAAATAACCCAACTTATCCAGAATACAATTTGAACAGAATATTCTTTTCGAGTGGGTCCACCGGATATGGCGAACCAACGAATACCGCAATAAAGAACATAGTTTCTAGCTCATTTATAGCGCCAACAGCGAGTTTTGAAAAAGAGACGTATATTTCTCAAATCGGAGTTTACGACGAAGATAAAAAACTAATAGCAGTTGCAAAGCTTGCAACCCCCGTTAAGAAAACTCAAGAAAGAGATTACACTTTCAAGTTGAAGTTAGACATATAAAGAATAAAATGATATTAGGATTAGACGTGAGCACGTCGATAACGGGTATCTCCGTTGTCGACAAGAATGGTGAGATACTTTTGTATGAAGCCTGGGATATGCGAAACAAAAGGTATTTCCCAGACCTTTGGGCAAAGGCATCTTTTATTGAGAATAAATTACGAGACCTTCAGGTGAGAAAGAAGTTTATCGTTGAAAGAGTTTACATAGAACAATCACTGCAGGCCTTCCGACCTGGATTTTCATCGGCCAAAACCATTTTAACTCTCGCCAAATTTAATGGGATCGTATCTTACATCGTTAAGAGAACCTACGATATCACGCCCGAATATATCGGCGCCTCCTCTGCTAGAAAACTTTGTGGGATTAAGGTAGAGCGGGGGAAGAAAGCGAAACAAGTTGTGCTGGAACATCTGTTAGAAAATGAACCAGCCTTCAAAATAAAGTACACAAAACAGGGCAACCCAAAGCCTGGTTCATTCGACATGGCAGATGCCATTATTATTGCACGCGCAGGGGTGGAACTTCGGAAAAAGCAAACTAATTATTAGTAATGAAAACTCTGCTGAAATGTGTTATGCTTGTAATGTTGGCTACGAGCATCACCACATGTGCAACCGTCGATTGCAGCAAG